GGGGGAGGGGACTTTGACCCAAACAATTGCCAATGGCTCGGCAGATATGACTGTTGCCAAACTCATCACGGCAAAGAAGAAACTGGACGATGGATCCGTTGATCCGTCAATTCCTCGGCACATTGTTGTGGGACCAGATCAGATCGAGGCATTGCTTGGCACTACCTCTGTCACATCTAGCGATTTTAACACGGTAAATACTTTGCCTATCTGATCGGAAACGGTCAGATGAAAACTGCTCAAATTCGGGGAAGGCTTTAAAATGCTAATCCCGAGCGAAGCCCAGAGATGGGAACGTGTAGAGACTTGACGGGCAGGGCCGTAACGCATTGAGGCGATGGTCAAGAGAAAGTCCAGACCACGAACATTGAAAGATGGCGGGGAAACCCGAAGTGGTATGAAAGGCGCTAGTACAAGGTGAGATCGACACGTTTATGGGGTTCAAATTCCATACGTCCACACGCTTGTCGAAAGCAGGAAATATCCGCAAATGTTTTGCTTTTGCCGAAGACGGTATCAAGCTGGCTGTGGGTAAAGACGTAACCAGCGAAATCGAAAGACGCGCTGACAAGAGCTATTCCACGCAAGTTTTTTACTGCGCCAGCTTCGGCGCTACTCGCATGGAAGAGGCGAAAGTCGTGTCTATCGATTGCGATGAATCAGCATAAGGAGGGCTTTTAAATGACTACTAGAAACACAGACCTAGTTGCTAATTTTGAGGCAGCTCCACAAGTTGCTAACTTAGCTGCAGAGTTGGGCGGTGTAGTCCGTATTGCTCAAGGTAATGTTGCGCTTCTCGCTGGTGATAGCACTGACAATGATATTGTTATGCTCGCACCAATCCCAACTAACGCAACAATCTTAAGCTTGCGTATGGGAGCGGATGGCCTGGGTGGATCCTGTACCTACAACGTGGGTGCATATACCAGCGCTGGTGTTGTCGTCGACGAAGACTGTTTTGCGACCGCAGTCGCCGATGGTGCTGCTGTCGCTGAGTTGCGTTACGAGGTACTAAACCTCAATACGACAGGTCAAAAACTGCACATCATAGCTGGTGCGGCAGGGAGCGATACCGTTGATCCAGGTGGGTACTACTACATTGCTGCTACTTTCGCAGCAACTGGTGGTACTGCCGGAGACATGGCGTTCATCATTGAGTACGTTGTAAACTAGACTTTGGGGGGGGGCGTATTAAACATTTTTTTTGTTTGTATGCCCCCCCCTACTATAAACCACTGAAATTACAGGATAAATCAAATGACAAGTGTCGTTGATATTTGTAACTCTGCGCTCAACAAGATTGGTGCCAGCAACATTGCTGCGCTGAGTGAGGACAGTAAGGCTGGTCGCTTATGCAATCAGCGCTTTGATTTTATCCGCGATGCCTTATTTCGTAGTCATCCCTGGAACTGCCTGACACAGCGAGTAACAATCGCGCCGGATAGCGCGGCACCGGAATTTGAATTTACAAAGCAATTCACACTGCCAACGGATCCGTTCTGTTTGCGTGTTCTTACCTTAAGCAATCCCAATATCATATATCGCATCGAGGGCCGAAAGCTCATCTGCAATGAGAGCTCTATCGAAATGCTTTACGTTGGTCGAGAGATCGACGTGAACAAGTATGACACCCTGCTTGTCGAAACACTGGCAATGCTCCTGGCTGCAGATATCGCATATACAATCGTCGGATCTTCTACCCTGGCTGAAAATCTTAAAGTACAAGCTGAAAAAGTATTGCGCGATGCTCGCTTTGTGGATGCGTCTGAGGATAACGCAATCAACACAAATGTTCTGGCTGACAGTCGTGTTTTGGCTGCAGACACCTTTATATCGTCGAGGTTTTAAATGGCCAAAGCGTCACCAACATTTAGCAATTTCACGGCAGGCGAGCTTTCTCCCAGGCTCGACGGTCGTACTGATCTTGCTAAATACTTTAACGGCGTGAAGAAGATGCAAAACCTTCTGGTGCATCCGCACGGTGGCGCGTCTCGGCGTCCAGGCACTAAGTTCGTGCGAGAAGTCAAAGCAAGCGCAAACAATGCGCGCTTAATCCCGTTTGAGTTCAATGTGACGCAAGCCTATGTGCTGGAATTTGGAGATGAATATTTCCGCATTCACAAGGATGGTGGCACGGTCGTTGACGGCTCGGCCAACCCGATTGAGGTCACAACCCCATATGGTGAGGACGAGCTCGCAGAGCTAAAATTCACGCAGTCTGCAGACGTTATGTATATCACGCACCCACTGTTCTCGGTGCGCAAGATCACTAGAACAAGTCACACAGCCTGGACAATCACAGTGGTGGATTTCCAGCGCGGTCCAATCCAGGATCCCAACACATCCGCAACAACCTTCGTGGCCTCTGCGCGGTCTGGAAACGTCAATGTAACGGCGTCTGCAAATTCGTTTGTAAGCACAGATGTGGGGCGGCTCATACGTGTGCATGATGGCATCACCAAGATCACAGGTATCACCAGCGCCACAGTGGTTGCAACGACCGTACAAACGAACGCAGACGGACGCGCAGAGCTACTGCCAGCATACACAGCCAGCACGATAAGCTTTCACGAAGGTGATCCCGATGCGACCGGCCTTGAGCACAACGACCGGATCCAGGACACAGCCGGTGTATTCATTTCTCAGGGCTTTAAGGTTGGCCAAAAGATAACTGTTAGTGGCGCGGATTCGGCCAACAACGAAGACGGCGCAATTATTGTCAAAGTGACAGACGATACAATTCTCCTGGCTCCATCTGCTGATGTAACTGATGAGGCGGCTGGTGACGCGATTACAATCGTAGGCAAGCTTGTTGCAAACACAGATTGGTCTCTCGGCGCGTTCTCAGCAACAACAGGTTTTCCCAGCGCTGTCGCGTTTTTCGAGCAACGCCTGGTCTTTGCAAATACCACGGCACAGCCACAAACCCTGTTTTTCTCTGTGGCCGGATCCTTCGAGGATTTTAACGGAGGTGTGGCCGATACGGACGCGCTAACCTACACGCTTGGATCAAACCAGGTGAACGTCATTAGGCATCTGCAGGCAGGGCGCGCATTGCTTGTTGGTACGTCTGGCGGTGAATTTGTGGTGTCATCATCAGAGAACGCGCCGCTCAGCCCGACAAACGCCGTGGTAAAGCGCCAGGCCACGTATGGCAGCGCAAATATACAGCCGATAAATGTGGCCAATGTAACTCTGTTTGTGCAGCGCGCGAAACGCAAGCTGCGTGAGCTGGTCTTTGATTTTGATACCGATTCATACCAAGCGCCGGATCTCACCATTCTTGCGGAGCATATCACCGAAGGGCTAATCAAGGAGATCGCATTCCAACAGGAGCCGGATAATATCGTTTGGTGCGTGTTATCAGATGGCAAGCTTGTTGGCATGACTTATCGCCGTGAAGAAAGCGTAATCGCCTGGCATGAGCATATTCTTGGCGGACACTCTGGAAACTGTACCGTTACCGTTGCTGATTTTGGAAGCATCGCTGCCGGTACAACGCTCAAGTTCACAAAGTCGGACGGAACAACAGTTACCTTTACAAGTGAGGCTGCAGGCGGCTCAGCGCCAGCAGATACATTGTTAGGTTTCCGACCTAATTCAAATAACAACACCACTGCAGACAATATCTTCACACGCATAAACGCGCATCCCGACTTTACAGTGGCTAATCCAAGCGCTGCAATCGTGACTATCGAGGAAACAAACCCGACGCCAACGGGTTTTCTAAGCTGCATAACATCTGACAGCACACGCCTCGCAACTACAGATCAAACACATGCTCTCGTGGAAAGCATTGCAGCCGTTCCTGGCGATGCTGGAGAAGACGCAATCTATATGGTTGTGCAGCGCACTGTGAACCTGGCAACTAAAAGATACGTTGAGCTTTTCAGCGCTTTTGATTTCGGCAGCAAAGCAGAAGATGCCTTCTTCGTAGATAGTGGCCTCACGTATTCCGGCGCGTCAGCAACCAGCATATCGGGCCTTGGCCACTTGGAAGGCGAGGTTGTTTCAATCCTGGCAAACGGCGCGACACATCCAAACAAAACGGTGGCTTCTGGCGCAATCACTTTGGACTTCGCGGCAACCAAAGCGCACATAGGTTTAAACTTCAATAGCACCTTGCAAACGATGCGGATCGAGGCAGGCGGCACA